GCGTAGGCGCCGATGCCCTGGTTGCGCCCGGTGCGGATCGGGTAGGTCACTTGCCGGCCGCCCCACTGGTGCGCGTCCTTGTCCTGGAAGCGCCGGTACATCTTGGCCTTGGTCACGATCTGGTCGCGGATCGCGCCCTCGTACCAGTCCTTGAGGATCGCGTCGGCGGCGGTGGTGTCTTGTCCAGCCATGCAGGCTCCTGTGAGCGGCCTAGCCCGTCATCTGCTCCCAGGCCGCCGCCGCCCCGGCGTGAATCTTCGCCATCGAGCCGCGGGGGTCCTTGGGGTCGTACTTCGGGATGGGCGTCGCACCCGGCTGCGCGCCGCCGATGCGCGGCGGGACAGTCCGAGTGAGGTTGGTTTTGGTGGTGGCGACGGACGCGCGCGCGGCTTGGCGCTGGGCGTCGATATCGGTCTTGGCTTGGGCGAGGGCCCACGGGAGCACCTGCGGGTCCCCTGCCTCGAAGGCGGCGTGGGCCCGGGGATCGCTGCGGATGATGCCCGCCACGTAGTTCTCGAGCGCGGCGAGCTGGGGCCCCGACGACGCCAGGCCGGCGGCCTGCGCCATCGACGCGAGGCGGCCCTGCTCGCTCATCGCGAACGTGCGGGCCTGGGTCAGCTCGAGCTGGCCGAGGCGCTGGGCGAGCGCGGCCTGCTGCTCGCGCTGCTGCAAGGTGGCCTGCGCGAGCGCCGGCATGGCCTTGAGCCCGGGGGCGAGATCGTGCAGGAGCTCGGTGGCCTGCCGGCGCTGGGCTTCCTCTTCGGGGGTGCGCGAGGGCGTATTGGCGCGCTGCTGCAGGTTCTGGAGCATCGTCTGCTGCGACTGCTGCGACTGGCGGGAGAAGAACTCCTGCATCTGCTGCCGCTCGGCGGCGAACACCTGCGCCTGCTGGGCGAGGGCCCGCTCCACCCGGCGCTGCGCCATTTCTTCGGCGCGGTCCTGGGGCATCCAGTTGCCTTGACGCCCCGGGAAGGGCTGACCCGGCTGCTGCTCGGTGTTTTCCGTCCCCGCGGACGAGGGGTCAGGCTGCGGCGGAAGGACTTCGGTCCCGGTGGGCGACTCCGGGGTAACGCCCGGTTCCTCGAACATCTGCGGCTCTCGCGCCGACGCCTTGGTCGCGGCGGTGCGCGTAACAGACAAGGCCGCCGAGGGTCATCCCCTCAGCGGCCTTGGTCCGCTACGTGTGGCCCCAGGCTCCAAGGGAGCCCGAGCTTTCGTCCCCCCCGTCGGGGAGAGCCCGATGAAATCAGGGTGCGGTCTGGCGGCCTCCCATTACCCGAGCTCGTCGGGGGCGCGCCCGCTCGCGGTCTGGCGGCGCTGGCCGATCAGGCCCGGCAAGCCCCCGCCCGCGACGGCCGTGCCGGGCTGGGCGCCATAGGCGCCGCCGCCGCTGCTGCCGGGGTCGAGGCCCATCAGGTTGCCGGCGCCGCCACTCGGGGCGGGATCGCCGAACACGCTGGGCTGGGACGCGGCGGCGGGCGCGCCGAGGCCACGCAAGCCGGCGCGGTGGGCGGCCGCCGCCTTGGCGTTGCCCTGGCGCCCGATGCCGCCGCCGCCGAGGCCGCGGCCCGCGCTGAGCTGCGGGGCGCCGCCGAGGATCGCGCCGGGGTCCGTGCCGGGCGCGTACATGGGCGCCACGTTCGCATTCCAGTCGCTCATGATCTGGCCGGGGTTCATGCCGCCGTACCGCGCGCTGATCGCGGCCTGCGTGCCGGGCGACTGCGCGTTGTACGTGCTGACCCAGCTCGCGGGATACGCCCCGCCCGACGCGGCACCGCCGAGGCCGGGGATGATCCCGCGCCCAATGAGGCTCTGCAGCCCGCCGCCGGGGCGGATGGCCCCGCCGAGGTCGCCGTACTGACCGGCAGCGCCCCCGCGCCGACCGTCGCCGAAGCCGCCGGGCTCGCCGGGGCCCTTCATCTCGCGAGGATCAAGGTATGCGCCGCCCAGCGCGTCGTACTGGCCGGCGGTGCGGGCCTCACGCAGGCGCTGCACGTCGCCGCCCCCCGGGTCGCCCTGCCCGCGATCAATGGGCGAGCGGCCAAAGCTGGTCTGCGTGGGATCGGGCCGGGGGCCCGTGCTCGGGTATTTGGGCATGGTCCTAGTTAGGCTTGCGCGCGGACAGAGTCAAGATGCGGCATTTACGCCGCAGCCGCTGGAGGCTCGAGCGATCCATCGCCAGCGCCTTCGCGGCTTGCCGCACGGAGCCCGCTTTCGCGATGAGCGCCTCGACCACTTCGTAGCGCTTCTCCAGCTCGGCGCGGCGGATGGGGGTCATACGCAGGCGGCCTCCCACTCCTCGTCCCACGGTTCCCAGGGCGACTGCCACGCCGCCCACTCGCGACTCGTGATCCGACTCCGCACGTAGACCTCGAACTCCAACAAGGTGGTCGGAGCCAGCGCCACCACCGCCTCGAAGGGCATCCAGCGGTCCACCTCCGCATCCGTGACGGGGCGCCGTTCAATATTCGCGAATCGGTCGCGCAGAGCGGGCCGATACCAGTCCTCCCACGCTTCGCGGAGTGCAGCAATGGATAGCGCTGTCATGCCGCGTTCTGCTCCTGCTCCCTCATTTCCCCGCCCATGCGTGACGGCGGCTGCTCCTGCCCGCCGCCCGTCGGCCCCGACTGCCCGCCGGGATTCGAGAGGAACCCAGAGGTCGGGAAGGTCCCGGAGCGCATCTGCATCTGTTCCATCGCGCGCTGCTGGGCGATCATCGCGTGACTGTTGAACTTCAGCTCGGCCACCTTCTGGATCGGCTTCGGGAGCTGCTGGCTCGCGTCGCCCTTGAGCCAGTTGCCCAATTCGCGCGCCAGGATCGCGTGGCCGTCGAGCATCGGGCGAATCTCGGGCAATTCCAGGCCCTGCTGGGCGGCGGCCTGCGCGATCTGCTCGTAGGTGACGGGCGGCAAGGGCGGTGGCAGCGCCTGGGGCGCGGCGCCCGCGGCCTGCGCGTCCATCACGGCCTGATTCTGCTGGGCCTGCATCTGGGCGGCCTGCTGGAGGAGCCCCGCGAGGAGCTGGACGGCCTGCGGGTCCTCGGCGAGGCCCTCGAACGCCTCGATCTGCTTGGCGGCGTTCTCGGCGTCGGCCTTCATGGACGGCAGCCAGCTCGAGCGCCCGTAATCCTCGAGCGCCTTCATCTGCACCTCGGGATCGGCCGGGTTCAGCAGGCCCGTGGCGAAGAGCTGCTCGGTCTCCGCGCGCTGCACCAGCGTCGTGCGCGGCGCGCCCGAGCCCGCCTCGGCGATCACGTCGATCTTGCCGCTCAGATCGCTGCCGAGGAACTTCTGCACGCGCCAGCGCGAGCCGCGGCCCTGAATCCGCAGGAGACGCGGCTCGGTGGCGAACTGCTTGAAGATCGCGAGCTGCTGGCGCGCCCACTCGGCCCACGCCGCTTCCCACAGGATGTAGAGCGGGCCGAAGCGGTTGTTCTTGCGGTCCTCGATCATCTGGAGCGAAATCCCCGCGGAGACGCCCGAGGGATGGTCGCCCTTGGTGCCCGCGTACACGGCGCAAATTTCTTCCATCTCATGGTCGATCACCTGCAGGCGCGTGATGGCGCCGTTGGGCAGGCCCGCGCCCTGCACACGCTCGGGCTTGGCCGCGCTCGGCCCGAGCGCGTTGTACTTCAGCACCTGGCCGGGCTCGCCCGTGAAGGTGGCGACATTCGACCCCTCGGGCACGAGCCAGATGGGCCACGCCATGCGGTTCATGGTCATTTCCATGTGCGCCTCGTGCTTGTTGCGCTGCCACTGCTTGAGCGCGAGGTCGTCCGCGGGCGTCTTGCTGTACCCCGAGCCCGGCACCGGGTCGATGATGAAGCGCACCGTGGGCAGGAACGGCTGGCCGTTGTCGTACTGGTACGGCAGCGGGCCGAGATGCACGACGGTGGTGCCGCCGAGCACGACGGCGAGCAGGCCCTCCGGGTAGTCGTCGGTCGGCAGCGCCCAGTAGTAGGCTTCGCTGATCCGCTGGCTCGTGCCCGAGGCGCGCGGGAGCGTGCCGGCGCCGGGGCCGCTCTCGGCGGCGTAGCCCGCCAGCTCGGCGAGCTGCGCGGCATACGCATCGCCCACCGTCGCGCCCATGTCGGGGCTCAGGCCCTCGGCCGCCTCCTTCCCCCAGCGGCGCGCGAGCTCGTCCTTGACGGAGGCCTTCTTGCG